TTCATGGGAGCGCCTCCCTCGACGGACGCGATAACGCCCATCTCCTGGTCCCGCGTCTTGGTCGCGATCTCCATCATGGATACTGCGGCTATGCTGGAGAGTGCCTCGCCCCGGAAGCCGAGCGTGCCGATATTGTCGAGGTCCCGGTAGTCGAATATCTTGCTCGTGGCATGCCGTTCGACGGCAAGAGGGACCTCTGCGGAAGCGATGCCGCTCCCGTTGTCCGCGACGCGTATCTTTTTGATGCCGCCGTTTTCGATCTCCACCGTAACGGCGGAAGCGGAGGCGTCTATGGCGTTCTCCACCAGTTCCTTTACGACCGCGGCGGGGTTTTCCACCACCTCGCCTGCCGCTATTTTATTGATCGTCGTTTCGTTCAAAAGGCGTATTTTCATGTCACTTGACCATCATTTTCAGTTCGCACAGTATGTTCAACGCCTGCAGGGGCGTGATGTTGTCCACGTTCGTGTCCCTGATGAGCTGCAGTGCCTGGTTGTCAACAGCGCCAAGGAAGTCGAGTTGTTTCGGCTTTATGGTGTCGTTACCGTTTCCGGCGGCGGGCTTTAGCTGCGTTTTGCTGATGTCCGAGGCCATCAAAAGCTGCAGCAGGTCCTTTGCGCGGCCGATGACCTCCGCGGGCAGCCCCGCGAGCTTCGCGACCTCTATGCCGAAACTCCTGTTGGCGCCGCCCCGAACGATCTTATGCAGGAATATCACGTCGTCGCCGTATTCCCGTACGGTGATGGAGTAGTTCTTCACGCCCTCCACGATGCCCTCGAGGTCCGTAAGCTCGTGGTAGTGCGTGGCAAAAAGCGCCTTTGCGCCGATGTTCTCCTTCTTCGTGACGTATTCCACCACGGACCAGGCGATGGAAAGCCCGTCGAGCGTGCTCGTCCCCCTGCCGATCTCGTCCAGTATCAGCAGGCTTTTCCCGGTGGCGTTGTGCAGTATATTCGCCACCTCGTTCATCTCCACCATGAACGTGCTCTGCCCGGAGGCGAGGTCGTCCGAAGCGCCGACGCGTGTGAAGATCCTGTCCACGATCGAGATCGTGGCCTCGTCCGCGGGGATGAACGAACCGATATGCGCCATAAGCGTGAGAAGCCCCACCTGGCGCATGTACGTGCTCTTGCCCGCCATGTTCGGGCCGGTGATGATCATCAGGCGGTTTTCGGCTAAGTCGAGCTTTGTATCGTTCGGCACGAAGCCCTTGGGAACGGTCTTCTCCACGACCGGGTGGCGGCCGTTTTTGATAAGAATTTTCCCGTCCTCCGTGACTTTTGGCTTCGTATAGTTATTCTCGTATGCCGAAAGCCCGAAAGAGAGCAGCACGTCCAGCACCGCTACGGATTCGGCGGTTTTCTGCATGCGCTCGATGGATTCCGCCAGCTTTTCGCGTATCGCGAGGAACGCCGTGTATTCGAGGCGCATGCACTTCTCGTCCGCGTTTAAGATGGTCTCCTCCATGTCCTTGAGTTCGGGCGTTACGAAGCGCTCCGCGTTGGCGAGCGTCTGCTTCCGTATATACCGGTACGGGACCTGGCTGAGATAGGATTTGGTGATCTCTATATAATAGCCAAATACTTTATTATACCCTATCTTGAGGGTTTTTATACCCGTTTCCTTTCTCTCCTGCTCCTCGAGCTCGGCGATCCAGACTTTCCCCTTGGTAGAGGCTTCTCTTAAGCGGTCGATCTCCTGATCGTACCCTTCCCGGATGATGCCGCCTTCCTTGATACCCTGCGGCGGGTCTTCCGCTATGGACTTTTCGAGGAGCTCGTACACATCCTTTAGCTCGTCTATACCGGCGTGGATATCCTTCGCAAGACCGGATTTTGCGAAGGCGAGCGCTTCTTTCAGCCTCGGCAGCTTCTCGATGGAGGCCTTCAGGCTGATGCAGTTCTTGGCGTCCAGCGTATTGTAGGAAATGCGCGTGATGAGCCGCTCGATGTCGTATATGCCGTTCAGGATCTCCCGGAGCGTATCCCTTAAGAATATGTCCTCCTTGAACTCCCCCACCGCCTCGAGCCGCGCCTCTATGCCCGCTTTGCTCTGCAGGGGCTGCTCCAGCCAGTTTTTAAGTAGCCGGCCGCCCATGGACGTCTTGGTGTTGTCGAGAAGCCACAGCAGCGAGCCCCTTTTCGCGTTGTCCCGGATGGTCTTCGTAAGCTCCAGGTTCCGCCTTGTCGAGGCGTCCAGCGTCATGTAGGTGTTGTTCTCGGAAAGCCGGATGCGGTTTATGTGGGCAAGCGCGTTTTTCTGCGTGGCCTTCAGGTAGTGCATGAGCGCGCCCGCCGCGCCGACGCCGTGGCGCATCCCCGCGCAGCCGAATCCGTCGAGGGACGCGGTATTGAAATGCTCCTTCAAAACGCCTTCCGCGTAAGAATACTCAAACGCCCAGGTATCATAGCAGTGTATGAGTACGTTTGTTTTGAGCGCCTCTTCGATCTGCCGCTGGTGCATGTACAGCGATTCGTTCAGGAGGATCTCCTTTGGCTGTATGCGCACGATCTCGTTCAAAAGAAGCGATATGTCTCCGTCCGCCGAAACCGCCTCGCCCAGAAAAAACGCGCCGGTCGAGACGTCCGCATAGGAAAACCCGACCTTATCCTCCAGCAGGAAAGCGGATAGGATGTAGCTGTTTTCCTTTTCGTTCAATATGGAGTTTTCTATGACGGTGCCGGGCGTGACGACGCGCACGACATCCCGTTCCACCAGGCCTTTCGATTCCTCCGGGTCCGTAAGCTGTTCGCAGATCGCGACCTTGTAGCCCTTTAAAATGAGCTTCTGTATGTAGCCGTCCACCGCGTGGTAAGGAACGCCGCACATGGGCGCGCGCTCCTCCATGCCGCAGTCCCGGCCGGTCAGGAACAGCTCCAACTCCCTGGAAGCCGTGAGAGCGTCGTCGAAGAACATCTCGTAAAAATCGCCCAGTCGGAAAAACAGGAGGCAGTCCTTGTATGTCTCTTTTAGTATCAGGTATTGTTTCATCATCGGCGTGAGTTCGGCCATCTCTACCCCCGTTCAGGCGCAAGCGTAATAAGCGTATGCATAAAAATGTTATCGGTTTATTATAGCATATATGTTGTGTGTGTTAAAACAAATTCTGACAATATATATGGTTTTTCTAAAAGCCTATTCGGCAATAAGTTCCCCGAAAAGCGAATTCCGCTTGGATTCGGTGATCCTCGCGTTTACGAACTGCCCGATCATGGATTCGCCGCCCTTGAAATTCACCATTTTCGCGGAAGAGGTGCGCCCGGCGATATGGGACACATCCCGCGCGCTCACGGATTCCACGAGCACCTGCTCTGTCTTCCCCACCATTTCAGCGTTTATTTCCGCCGTAATGCTGTTTTGAAGCGCGATAAGCCTTTCGATGCGCTCGGATTTGACCTCCCGCGGCAACTGCCCCTCCATTTCGGCGGCCTTTGTGCCGCTCCTTTTGGAGAATATGAACGTGTAGGCGGAGTCGAACCGGACTTCGCGCACGAGGTCCAGCGTCCTTTCGAAATCCTCCTCCGTTTCGGAAGGGAAACCCACGATAATATCCGTCGTGACGGCGATCCCCGGCCGTTTCTCCCTTAATTCCCCGATAAGCTGTTTATAGTGTTCTATGGTGTAATGGCGGTTCATGAGCTTTAATATGCGGTCGCTTCCGGACTGAACCGGCAGGTGGATATGGCTGCAGAGGGACTTCAGTTCCATAAAGGCATTGATAAGCTCCTCCGAAAGGTCCTTCGGATGGGAGGTCATGAAGCGCACCCGGGGCATATTGGTTTCGGCGTCTATCCGTTTTAAGAGCGCGGAGAACGTCAGCGGGTCTTCCAGGTCTTTCCCGTAGGAGTTCACGTTCTGCCCGAGGAGCGTGACCTCCTTGTAGCCTTTCTCCGCAAGAGACGCGATCTCATCGATCACGGCCTCCGGCCTGCGGCTCCTCTCCCGGCCACGTACATACGGCACGATGCAGTACGAGCAGTAGTTGTTGCAGCCGTACATAATGTTCACGAACGAAAGCGGGAACGTGTTCCTCGCGGCCTCCGGGCCCTCGAACACATCGCCGTCCGTCTCGTATATGTTTAAAATCCTCTTTTCATCCGCGAAGAGGCCGTGGAGCACGCTTTCGAACTCCGGCATGTTGTGCGTGCCGAGCACCGCGTCCACAAAACGGAAGCGCCGCAAAAGCTTCTCCCCCTCGCCTTTTTGCTGCGTCATGCAGCCGGTGACGACGATCTTTAAGGAGGGCTTTGCATCCTTGTACTGCTTTAAGGCGCCGATATTGCCCAGTATCTTCTTCTCCGCGCTTTCCCGTATGCAGCAGGTGTTCACGACGATGATATCCGCTTCGTCCTTTTTTTCCGTGCTTTCAAAACCGTTTTGCTCGAGTATCGCGGCCAGGCGCTCGGAATCGTGCGCGTTCATCTGGCATCCGTATGTCGTAATGGTGTACTTTTTCTTATCAGCCATTCCACTAATTCTCTTCTTTTAACATTTCCTTAGTATTATAAGCATAGAGAAAAAATTATTCAATCGCGTTTCATTCCATCACGCGGATTGATCGCGCGTTGAAGCTGAAATTTCCAGTTGATTTAAAAATTCCAAAATCATATAATGAATCCAGTTAAAATCATATTGACATTCAAAATGTAATACTGTATATTAATATTCGTCGCGAAAAAACCCCATCGGGGTGTAGCGCAGTTTGGTAGCGCACGTGCTTTGGGAGCATGGGGCCGGGGGTTCAAGTCCCTCCACCCCGACCATTTTTTTAGAGGCTCGCGGCCCCTTGGTCAAGCGGTCAAGACACCGCCCTTTCACGGCGGTAACAGGAGTTCGAGTCTCCTAGGGGTCACCAGTTAAATGCGGGGCCTTAGCTCAGTTGGTCAGAGCGGTCGGCTCATAACCGATTGGTCCGGGGTTCGAGTCCCTGAGGCCCCACCAGTAAGTCTTACTCGCGGCCCGGTAGTTCAGTTGGTTAGAACGCTAGCCTGTCACGCTAGAGGTCGTGGGTTCGAGTCCCATCCGGGTCGCCAATTTAAGCCTCGGTAGCTCAGTCGGTAGAGCAAGGGACTGAAAATCCCTGTGTCGGCGGTTCGATTCCACCCTGAGGCACCAACAATCTTGCTGGTGTAGCTCAATTGGCAGAGCAGCTGATTTGTAATCAGCAGGTTGCGGGTTCGAGTCCCATCACCAGCTCCAATACATTGAAAACATGGAAGGGTTCCCGAGTGGCCAAAGGGAGCAGACTGTAAATCTGTTGTCGCAGACTTCGGTGGTTCGAATCCACCCCCTTCCACCAATAATATGCGAGAATGGCGGAATTGGCAGACGCGCTAGATTCAGGTTCTAGTGTTCGCAAGGACGTGCAGGTTCAAGTCCTGTTTCTCGCACCAGATGAAAGCACCGAGATTTAGGTGCTTTTTTCATATCTCGTGGTTTCCATAATCTTGGCTAGCATATCAATATTATCCATCATAAACTATCAAAATATATAGTTACTGTCGTCAAAACTGTCGTCAGAAATTATAGCATAAAAACAAAAAGCCTGTCCCGAATATCGTACTATTGTTTTGGTATATTTTAAGTATTGTACGAACTTTCATTCGCATATAATATAAATATACAACTTTCTGGGGGCAGACATGGATAGGACGATTTTGCATTGTGACCTCGATTACTACTTTGCCCAGGTTTCACTCCTCGATCGGCCGGAGCTCCGGGCGCTGCCGGTAGCCGTCTGCGGCGATCCCGCGCGCCGGCATGGCATTATTCTAGCCAAGAATCCCCCAGCTAAAAAATATGGCGTTAAGACAGGCGAAACAATAAACGAAGCCATCCGGAAATGCCCTTATTTAAACCTCCTTCCCGCTGAATACCCTAAATATATCGAATACTCCGACCGCGTCCGGAAGATCTATGACAACTTCACAGGTCATATTGAATCCTTTGGCATAGATGAGTGCTGGCTCGACATTACCCGGTGGAGCCCGGGGCCTGACTACGGCGTAAAAATAGCCCTAGATATCAAGAAAGCCATCCGGGAAGATACCGGCCTTACTGTTTCCGTTGGGATCTCCTGGAACAAGATATTCGCCAAACTCGGAAGCGATCTGAATAAACCCGATGGCATTTCAGATATTACCCGGGAGAATTATAAAGACATTGCCTGGCGCCTCCCTGTGAGCGATCTGCTTATGGTTGGTCGGGCTACGAAAGCGAAACTCAACAAAGTCGGTATCACCACGATCGGCGAGTTGGCCATGGCTCCTGCCCCGCTTCTCAAATCTCTTCTGGGAAAGAACGGCCTGCTGCTTCAAACCTTCGCCCTAGGCATGGATGACTCCCCCGTCCGGCCGCTTGAGTTCGAGTTCGGCATGAAAGGTATCGGGAACAGCATGACCACCGTGCGAGATCTCGTTACGGATGAGGACGTAAAACATGCCTTTTACGTGATCGCTGAAATGGTAGCCCAGCGCATGGTCCGGCATCGGGTTTGCGGCCGGGTCCTCTCGATCTATCTGCGGGATAAAGATCTCGAATGGATCACCAGGCAGCAAAAAATAAAATACCCGTTCTTTGATTCAAACCATATGGTTGATATCGCAATGAGGCTTTATTATGCCAATTGGAATATCCAACAGCACCCGATCCGCTCTCTTGGGATACGGATGACGGACCTGGAGCCCATCACGCAGGCGGTGCAGTTATCCCTACTGGACGATGGCCGTCAAATAAAACGTGAATCGCTTGAAATGGCTAAGGAAAAAATACGCACCAAGTATGGGTATGATGCCATCCAGCGTGCAGTGTTATTGAGGACGACAGTTAAAGAACGGAATCCGGAAGAACAGCATGTCGTTCATCCGCTGGGGTGGTTTAGGTAGAAGTTTTGTAACTATTGGTTTCCCGAAAATATCGTCTTTAAACTACAGCATTATTAAATTGTCGAATGCTAACCATAGATTCATTTGTAATAGATTCGCAATACTCCTTGAAATCAGCTTGTATTAATCTAACCGGAGATATACCTAGATCATTTATTTCTAACCAAGCATCTACAATTACCCCTCTTATTTCTTGAGACAGTTTAATAAACATATCCCAATCATTTGATATTCTTTCAATGGCTTCTCTGGGATATCTACATTCATAGAAAGAACCATTATTCATCATAAAAAATGTCCTCTGACGGTAAGAATTACTCTGCATGACTCTTGTCGCATCAATAATATCAACAATACCTATCGTTTGAAGTAGATCTTCAAAATCTTTCTTAGAGTTCACGATTAGGTCCATACTTATTTTTAAACTTTTTAGTAGGTCAACGAGCCTTTTATATTTAATTACACCCCTTGCTATTTCTTTTTGGTCGCCAGTACCTATCGTTGACAATACCGCAGTTTTAAGATCTTCTAATTGTTCGCTAATATGATCGATCCTTTGGGTTTCCGCAATTTCATTTCTCTGATCGCTTAATAATTTTTGAAAATAGCTAGCCCATTGTTTTTTCAAGGCATCTTCAATATCTTGTATTTTTTCAAAAGGCAGAATTATATTATTTTTTGTTCTTAACCTTACAAAGTTAATAAAATTAAAAATAAAAGTTGCCGTTTCTTGCTTTTCTATCGATGGAAAATATATTTGATCGACTATTGTCTTTTCCTTATTTTTTTCGTATAAATTGTGATCATGCCATACTCTGTTGTCAATAAAGGTATATATCGGAATAGATTGTTCTACTGCTTTCAATACCTCTAATTGGGATATTGATAAGTTTTCTTGTTGCTTTAATGACTCCACATTTTTACTTTCTGTCATTAAAACATCAAAGTCAACTCTTTTCAACGCTTCCTCGGTACATTGACCACCAAATCTTGAACCTATAACTAAAACCAAAATATCACAATTTGTAACTTCATTAACACAACTAGTATGTGTATGTTTTCTTGGGTCGTACAAAACATCATCATAATCACTCATAATTGGTTCATAACCCATTGATTGTATGAAAATCCTTAATTGCGAACGAAGAATTGTTAAGTCATAACATGTGGAAGAAACAAACACTCTTAGGTTAGCCATTGTTTATACCTTCTATACATTTTTAATGATCTATTTCTATAACGTTTAACAAAATCCTTCTTTTTCCAACATTTATAGACAGCATTTGGAAATATAAAAAAATAGCGCCCTCAAAGAGGGCGCTATGCCTTTAAGCCTTTCCATTATCCAGAGACCTAACATCCAAACTTATCGGCGTTTGTTTCCATCATACCCTATGCACTTTTCTTTTCCGCAACATAGAATGCCCAAGCTTTATAACCATATTCTGAGGCTACCATTAACTTGCCTGTCCACTTATGCCGGTAGGCCTTGCAAAATACAAGAAGGGTCTTTTCGTTTGTTGCTGAATTTAAGATCTTAAACATATTTTCAATATGCACCATTTTCAGACAACATATTGCATTCTTGTTTTGGTAAGTGGTATAATATTAATGTCTAACGTTAATATTCTCTGGTTCACTTATCAAATAGAATCGGGAACAAAACGGTTTAATCCCACGCAATATGCGCCGGCTAGCTGCCGGTGCTTTTGCTAAGCAAAATCATTAATACCATTCAATTTATTTTCCTCCTTTAATATAAAATATTAATCTGCCCAAATAAATCTCGCTTTTTGATTGCTATATAATTTATAAGGTATTACATTATCCTTTTGAAGTCGACCAATTACAATATAATTTGGAACATTTTGAGTATAGGCAAAACAATTAATAGCCTCCAGCGAATAGTCATTTCGTTTTAAAAATTGTCCATATATTAGAGGGTCTATTAAAATATTCTTAGCAAATTCATCAGCTTTCTTTTCAATGAAATCCGAATCTACTGAAGAATTATAGTCAATAAAGCTTTTTGTTACTCCAATATCATTATTAATTATGTGACCAATCTCATGAAAAAGAGTAAACCAAAAGATATCAGCAAATGCACCCCGGATTGTCATAGATAAAGTAAGTGTACTATCAAAATTATTCTTGATATAGCCTTGCACTGGAGCCCCAGTAAAATTTTTAACAATACTAAAGGCTATTCCACAATCCGAAAAAAGTTTTTGTAAGTCATTTTGAAAATTGTTATTAAACATCATTAATTTTATTTTTGGAATGCTATCTTTTAATCGCTGAATATTTAATTTTTCAGTAAGTGAAATTTTTGAAGCTTGTATTTGGCATAATCTCAACCAAGCAAATAACACATACAAATTTACCGTACTGCTTTGAGATTTTCTAAAAATTCCACCAAGTGCGAGTTTAGGAATATCAAAAAGATTGCTTATGCAGAAAAACTTCCTTAATTCTAAAACCTGACAAGCTTTATTGGGTGTCTTCTCAATCAGTCCAATTTTTTGTATATACATAACAATATCTTTAAGCTCATTTAAGACATCAAATTCAGAATTTGTTATATTATTTTCTTCCTCAAATTCTGCTTTTTCACAATCGTAATTTGCTTGCAAGTTAATCCAAAAACTAGACTCTATGCCAAGAGCGTATTCCAATTTTTTAGCAAATGAAACAGAAATATCTTTTACGCCATTAATAACTTTACTTACATAAGCATCAGTTACACCGGTGCGATAAGATAATTCTAATTGACTAACTCCTCTATCTTTTAATATATCGTTAAGTGTTTCGCCAGGGTGGATAATAAGCTCACGGGATAAGCCAGTTGTCTTTTCCGCCATGATAATCACTAACTCCTTTCATTTTTACAAGATCACATAGTTCCAAACTTTTGGGGCTTAAGTCTTCGGCTTGAGGCTCAATAATTAATCTTATGTTCCCTGTAAGCCATACTCCATAGCATCCTTTTAAATCCCCATAAAGTGGATGAGGTTTCCCTAAGCCTAACGACAAGTATATGCTAAAATTACGTGAGGCTTTCAAATGGTTTTCTTGTTTCTTAACAGCCTTAGTTAATTCCAAGCCTATAGTTGCTTGCATAAGCCCATAGTCTATAAAATATCTCTCAACTTTTTTGCTACTGTATTGAATTTGCAATAGTTGATAACCTTCTATTTCTTATTATTAACCAATTGGTCAACCTTTATCCATATTATATGACATTCCTAAATAAAATGCAATTGTTTTTAAAAATAAAAAAGAGCCTCCCCCATTTCTGAGAGAGGCTCTTTTCCATGATGCATTTACAGCGCGCCAGCGCTGGTGTCATTCGGTTTTCTTGCTAGATACTATTTTGTTCAGAATAGGTTTGATAATATTCTCATATCCGCCATTGGCCGCGAAGCTTATGATGACCGCATTGAACAGACTCAGTATAATTGCCCTCCAAGTAAGCGTCTCCAGGGCCCATCCAGATAGGACCAATACCGCGAAAGCAATCAAATACGACAAATACTGTACTGGCCATTTTTGAGGCCATATGCCTTTTAAGAACTGCGTAAACAATATTGTCACCGAAAGACACCCCGCATATGTAGCAAGGAGCCCCCAGGTGAAAAACTCCTGCATACCAGGCGGCGAAACGCCGTCGTCAGCCATGGCGACGATCGGGATGAATACGATCGAGCATATGAGCAGGATCATGAGAACGATGAAAAAGACCTTTTTCATAATAAAACCTCCGTTTTGATATTTTTATTTCAGGCCTATTTTGTGAGCGCTATGAGCCCCAAAACGGCCAGTGTAGCCCATTGAAGAAATGTGTTGACTACTTGTTCCCACCTGCGCGCCGGCTTCGCTTCCTGCTCCTCTTTCCATTTAAGGAGTGTATTCAGTTGCTCAATAAGCTTATTGTTTATTTCAACCTGTACGCGCTTGGATTCCTCCAGCTCTTTGATCCGGTCTGCATGGTCATTAAGCCTGTCAAGCTGCTCGTTAACCCTTTTATGCCTTTCGTCACAGACCTTCTCTTCTACCGGCACGCCCATCCTTCACACCTTCTCCCTTATTTGAAATACTCCCCTATGCACCATCCTATAGTGCCGTCTGTCACCCGCTTAACCTTCCACCAGGTGTTTCCTTTGTATTCCGTGGAAGAAAGCTTGACCACTGTATCCCCTTTTTTCACCTTGCCGATCTTCTTGCCGCCCGCGGTCGCGCGGAGATTGACGTAGGAGCTGCCGCCATATATATGCGATTCAACAGGTTTGGGGTCTTCGGGCTTCGGCGCCGGCTTAGGCTTGTCATACTCGGAATAGTCTACACCGTCAGGAATATACCAGTGCGTCCACTTCTTACCCGTCGCCGGTTTATTCAGCTTGGAATGCACGACGCCCTTCTTGTATCCTCCTGCCTCCACGACGCTGCCGTTGCCCTCGTATACACCTGTATGCCCTTTACGCCACACACAGACACCCGGCTTCTCTGGGATGGTGCCGACCTTTCCTTTTTCATCCGCCTGTGCGAAGAGTGTATCGGCGTTCCGGTCCTTGTAATCCGGATTGACCGATTGGATTGCCTTGATAATGAGCCCGGAACAATCCGCAACCCTATGCCCAAACCACCGAGCACAGGCGGTGACGAAATAGGATACTTTGGTGCCTATCCAGGATGATGGCTTATTCCGCGATTTCGCCCACTTCTGCGCGAGCTCCTTTGAATACATCTCACCTTGCCCGCCTAGGACGTATCCCCACCCTTCTGCAGCTGCCTTTTTGGCATATGCTACGAGGGCGCTTGCTTTGAGTTTCACATCTGTTTCCTCCTTTGATTGGTAATAAAAAAGCCGCGTATCTGCGGCTAAAAATTTTATATTTTGATGATATAGTTAGTAACTTTATACGGTGATAGGATATTATGGGCTTGCCCACCTCCTGCTGAATTTGTTTCAGCGTTATAAGTAAGATTTACGCCTTCGGAAGAACAGATTCTTGCTCCGTTGCCACTCCCGTAAAAATATGTGGGCACCAAATGTTTATGAGAAGGCATTTCATCTGTCGTCAATGTATGCGTCTTAGAACCACCCGATTTTCCGACAATTCCGAAATCCGCATCGCCTTTTTTATAACCTACGCCCCCAGCCCCTCGCCTATCCGGGACATTAAATGTTGTCGCTCCGTCACCCAAGCCATGAGGGCAGTCGAATAACGTATGAACCCCACTTTGACTGCCGGCCGTATTGATGGCCACTCCGCCGCGCGTGGCTGCAAGCCGAAAGGTGTTTGTATCGACATATTTCACAAAATAAAGGGTGTTGGCGGTCAAGCCGGTTGGTAGAGCTCCCGTTGTTGTAAAGTATATCGAATCTCCATCATCCAGGCTGTGACCATTTAACGTAACCACGCCAGGAGATGCGATCGATATTGCAGCAGTGCCCATATTATAGCAAAGGGCGGCAAATAAACGTGGATACGTCGTTCTGGAAACCGCCGTGCCGTCCTCCCATAGAAAGCCGCCTTCAGGTAAATGCTTTGTCGGCCATTCCAGTTCAGTCCCAGGAGGTAGGGCATGATAAAAACCTTTGTTTTCACCGCGCAACCCATAAAACTTTCCATCATCCGGCGTCGCTTCATCCCCTTCAAGCTTTAGGCCGTTTTCATCTTTGGTTATGGACTGCTGCTTTCGGACATCTGCTTTCAAGCTTGAGGTGGATGGGACAAAAGTAAAATCCACCGTATCGGTATCCACCGGGATACCGAAGCCCTGTATCTGCCCGACGTTCAGCCACTCGTTTGTTTCAGTTACCCATACGTAGATCGTGGCGCCGGCGAGAAAGATGTCTCCCGTTATGCCGGTTGGGTGGGCGGCTATGAATGCCTCATATGTCGCATAGGCCCCTCCGATATGCACCCCGCCGTAGATGTTTGCCAGGGCTTGCTCTACTGCAGCTATGTACACGAGGAGCTGCTCCACTTCCGGGACCTGTGGTAGCGGCTGCCCGGCGTCAAGCGGATCCGGAAGAACCTCAAACAAAAAGCGGCTTAAGGTCAACCGCCTGCCACTCTCGTCCAGCAGTTGGATCGAAGCCATTACCTTGCCGGGCACTGAGATCTCCGTCGCTCCTACGTCGTATGTGATGCCCTGTGCGCTGATCACTCCATGGTCATTTGTGGTAATAAGGCCCTTTTCGTTTGCGAATACCATCCTGGCGATAGCGGCTGTTGTATACGGGAATTCAAGATCCCCATCATATATTCGTATTACAAACCGGTATGCCTGCACATCGCCTTTGGTGATCCGGATCGGGCGCCCGGCCTGCTCGTCAAAGTTTCTTTGCAGCGATATGCTGATTACTGTCTTATCCAAATCTCAATACCTCCCTATACTATGTACCCGAGCACGACCATGGAGCCCCCGATATAAACGATAAGTACCCGGTGGTTAACTTCGGGGCTCGTGTACGAAGCCAGGCGCTTATAGTGTTTCTGGCTGGGAGCTGCATCTCCATCCAGGCGAATCGTGAGGCCGTCACTGTAAACACCCGCCACCGTGCCAATGGCAAATATCCGGGATGTCTTCTCCGATGGATTTATAAGCGCGTTTTTATCGATCATACTACCAGCCTCCTTGCTTTATGAGTCATCTTCTCCCCCGCTTTCAGCGCCATGCTCCAACCCAGTTCTAAGTACCGGCCCTGGGCTACCGAATTCGACAAGTAAAGCAGATCGTTATAAGCATGATGCGGCATCAGCGCCGTTTCAAATTCCGTAATCTCATAGATTTCCGTGAGCTCCTGGGCTTTTCGTATGGTCGCCGCCTGCAGTTCCCCTTGCGACGCGATTCCCTCGAAGTCAATCTTCTGTACCACGCGCCTGCCATCCCGTGCCGGTATGGACAAAGGGTTTCCTGGATCGGTATTTTCGTAGACGTGTACAAGCTCGCCCACATCCGGAGTACTGACCACGCCAATCACCACGTTAGGCAGATAGAAGGAATCCTGTTGGGAGCTCGCACCTGGGTACAGGACCGAAAACGCGTCATTCAGGTATTCATATTCAGCCGGTCGGTCCAAAGGGTTTATGTAGGGCTCCACGATGAAGACGCCGTTTCCATCAACATAAAGGTCGTTGTAATTGATCTCCTTGAGCAACGTCTGAGCGATTTCAAGTTTTGGCGTACCGAGATCCCATTCACGGTCTACCGCAAGGGCTTGCGCGCTGTTCGTAATAATCGCATAGCCAATGCCGGCGCTCGTTAGTAAAGTCGAAACTGCATCGACGTATAGGGTCCCGGCAGGGAAAAATGTCTTTGTCGAATCACTATCGTCTTGCAGAGCTGCGCATAGGTCATACGCTTCAACCTCGTACCAGGTACCCCCGGCACTTTTTGATTTAATCGCGGTCGGCATGTAGAAAACGCCTAACGGCCATTCGATAGTTTTGCCTTTCCGTATCGTAATAACAAAATAGGGCTTGATCCTGTCCGTCTGCCAGTTTATCAGTCCGTTGTCTTTTACTACAAAACCGCCCGTGCGCTTTATGCTTCCGGATGCGTCCAGGGATATCTCCCCACCTGGAAGTACTTCGAGTGGGGCTTTATAAATGTTCTTAGGCCCGAGCAATTCATACCGGAAAGAAATACGGCGTGATGCATTGTAATGCAAAGCACGCCGTACCTGTTCTTTGGTGTATCCTCCAATAGCCAGATCAAGCAATCGAAATCACCTCATTGTAGTCTGTCTCCTCCAGGCTGATGCTCACCGCCGTCCGTTTTGTGCCCTCGACATACCGGAGGCTCCCAAGTATACCGTAAATTTTCCGTCCAGCTTTGTCCCGGTAAAGAACCGTTTCCTTCATTTCTGCGATCTCCAGGAGGAGCTCCAGATGCTCCTCCTTTTGCAGCACAGCGTTAAAGTCCATCACCTTCGATGATGTATCCCCGAACTCGGCAACCGGGCGCTTCCGGCCTTCGAACTGCAGCATGGTTACTCCATATGCCGCTGAAAAATCCCGGCTGAACGGTACGGAGGAGTATTTGAATTCGATCATCTTGGAGAGATTCGACACCGGCGCGATCATGCTGTAAAACATCTGCGGACGTTCGATCACAGGCGCGCTGTCTGAGAAGAGATCCCCAGATACCCCTCGGGCGAAGTATTTCGTCTGCCCCATGCAGGAAAAATCCAGCCAGCTTTTTGTGCTCGTCGGAACCGCGGCGATCGGGGTCGCAGTCTCATTTGCTTTCCCTCGGTAAATATATATTTGAGTGATCGCTGCATCTACATCCGCGAGGTGCAGCCTTATCCCATTTGGTATGCTTGAGGCAGACAGGCTTATCGTCGGCGGCTTCTCTGCGTTAATAAAGGCGTTTACGAAGCCCCATTCACTGTAAAGGGTGTACTCGTCCTGAACGCGTACCTTGATAAGATACTGACCGTTTTCCAGTAAAACCGGGATTTTGAACTGGCTCGCCTTTGTATTCACAATCCCGCTATCATATATGACGGCTTCATTTTTAAGAATTTGTACCTGGAAAGCCATCTGCCGGTCTGTTTGCCACATGATAGTAGGCCGTGCAGTCAAGCCATTGACACCGCTGATCACCGGCCTGGCCGGTGCCGCGATCACCCGATTCTTCAGCTCGTTCGACCAACTGCTCCAGGTCCCCCGGCTGTTCTTGACCCTGATCCGCCAGCGCATCGTGCCACCGGTTAAGGTATTGGCCGGGAGCCGGTATTCCTGGGCAGTGGTATCACCGCTGAACAAGGCAACCCATCCGGGATTCAGGTCGTAGTTTACTTGAGCTTCAAATCCACCTTGGGGGTAACCGGCCAAGGATTGATACTGCCAGCGGAAAACATTTTCTTTCTTAGCATCAAGATATGTATTTGCCGGACTCTGCGCGGCGCCAGCGCTTACGACATCAACCGTATTCAGCTTGAACCATTCCGACCATATACTGAATATAGCATCATCTGTTTCAACGCGGATCCGCCACTCAATCTGTGCACCATACGGGAATGTATTTGGCGGAATTATAGCATATCCATGGGTTGATTCGATAAGCGTATTTGTAGTGCCGCTTCCTACAACCCGCCATTGTAGCTCATACCCGCCTTCGATCGGAACCCGGTACTGGTAACCATGAATCCCTTGATAAGATCCTCCGGCCGTCCACGCTGTCCCATTCCAGTAATACCAAAGGCCGTCTGCTGTTAAATAAAATGTGCCTGGAGCACCCGAGGGGTGCGCAGCCTGTAATTCCGCGTATGTTGCGTAAGTACCCGCAGGGGGTACCGGCAGCGCGAACGACCAGGAGAAAACCTGCTGGTTACGCTCGTCAATGTACCCACTTTGAGGAGAATGATTATATATAGCCGGTACGATATCAATGGTACTGACCAGGAACCATCCAGACCATTCGCTGAACACATTATCATCAGACTTAACCCGTATCCGCCACTCGATCGGCACACCGTTCGGGAAGGTATAGGCTGGAATGTTCGCATAACCTAATGTAGACCCTGATAAAGTATTGATCGTTCCGCTTCCGTATACCCGCCACTGGATTTCATATCCTGCTTCAACCGGTAACTGGTGCACATAGCCTTGGATCGCCTGGTATGGCCCGCCATCGATCCATGCGGATCCGTTCCAGTAGTAGTAATGGGTCGTTGAGGTTACGAAGAAAAACCCTGCAGCGCCGGACGGGTATGTAGACTGCAGTTCGGCAAGCGTCGCGAAACTGCCGGTCGGATTCGTCGGCAAAGCAAAAGACCAAGTGAATGTCTGTGAAATTCGCTCGTCAATATGCTTAGTTTGCGGTGCAATACTATATACAAGGGGCACAATGTCATTAACGTTGTATTTTAGCTTTGGCTTGTTGGATGAAGCTCTTGTTGATGGCGTATTGAAGTACTCACCATCGGGCGCCCCGTATCCCGTACTCCCATCCCCGTTTAAGGTGAAGCCCTCTGAAAACATTTTGTCAAATAATGCTTTCATATTAATCAAACTCATACGTAATCGAAAGTCATTGTATGCATTATTTACAATTTCAGGCCCGCCTTTAGAATCAAAGAGATCCGGATATTGAACATTTACATCCAGCCAAGAATAATTAACTGGTAATAAAAGCCTGTTAATATAAAGAGAAAGGTATACATTGTTATATAGGATTTCTTTCTTCCCGGGGGCTCCAAAAACAATCCGTCCATGTGCTGTACGCCCACCCAGTTCTGAAGGATAGCCCATTTTTATATTCGTATTGTCGATTCGAGTTGAGGGGGCTGCTGATGAATAATACCATGAATCGGATGCGACTTGTTCAACCTGGTATGACATGTTTATATCCTCCCGGACCGGCGCGACTGCCGGGCGCCTTTTGCAATTTTAACGATCGCATTCAGATCATCAATGTTTTTAGCATCGACAACAATCGAGCCTGGCGCAAAGTAAATATAGTCCCCTCCACCTTGCGCTTGTCCCAAGCCTGAGTACGTAGCACTGGATCCGCCGCCACTCATGATAGGATATCTTGCACTGTCTGAAATAATAGCCATAGATGCCTGTACCTGCCGCCGGGCTTTTTGGACGGACTTTTGAACACCAACAACATATCCTTCCATGCTGAGTTCGCCCTGGTCCTCAAATTTCCCGGAAGGGGATTTTATATCGAGAGTATCTCTGGAAGCTTGGTCTACATCCTTCGCGAACTGTTTGGTGGCATCTAACACTTTATCCTTGTTTTCTTCAATGCCCTGAAAATAACCATCAACCATATTTTTTGCGGCATCATACCCCTGACCATATGCCAATTGCTGAAACTCAGGATCCTGTAAGCGCCAAAACTGGTCCCATTTTACGCCGAAATCATCTATTAATTCTTCCAAGCTCCTATTTGCCGCGTCGGTCGTGTCGATTACCCCGCCCTGCAGCCCATTCATGGCTAATATTGCTTTTGTTCCAACATCCTCCCATTGAGACCCAAAGAGTTTCGCCGCTATCTGCGCCTGCTCCGATTGCTCCGCAACGCCATTAAGGCGATCGATAACCGTGGACATAGCATCATTCGCTGCATCGCCGCCGCTTAAAAGGTCGCGGATTATAGCATCAGATTTAAGGTTCAATGATTTCAGCGCTTCGATGAATGTCGTGTCTTGTCCTGCCGCTTTATTGTAAAATTCCTTGTAAGCATCCGCGGCCTTATCCGCGCTGAAGGCGCCGGCATCAGTCGCCGCGACCACCCGCGAAAGGAATGTTTGGGCATCGTTACCCAGCCGCGCAAACGAGGGAGAATATTCATTCAACACATCGAGAAGATCTCCGTTTTTGTTTGCGGACGTCTGCAGGCCTGTAACGATAATATCGAGCGCCTGGCTGCCTGAAATGCCAAATGTATTCATGAGGGTAGAAGCCGTTCGGGCAGATTCTGAAAAGTCCTGGCCAAACACTTTGTTTATAACGACGAGCTTATTGGCCAGATCCGCCGCCTCCTCACCGGTGGCACCCATAGCACGCATAACCGCTGTAACTGCACTTTCGGCCTCTTCCTTATTCTCAACAAGCCCTTTCTGATAAACCGAAAGCACCGCCAGCCTTGCTACGTTTGCATCCTCTTCTGTAAGATTGAGCGCTACCTTCATTCTGGATGCGGACTTTTCAACGTCAATAGCTGCCTCGGCCGCCTTTGTACCGATCTCAACTATTAACGCAATTGCGGCCATTATCGGCACGCTTAGCCCGCCAACCGCGCTCCCGATGCTTTCTACGCTGGAAACGGATTTTGTTGCCGTGTCCGCGCTTTTATCTTTGAACTTTCCAAGCCCGTTTATTGCTTCTGCAACACCATCAGGCAGCTGAATCCCAAATTTGGACGCGATATCGCTGATTGTATCACCGAGTCCTTTGCCCTGCTCTTTTGTCTGCCGGATTGCGCTCTCGGCAGAATACATCTCTACGCGGGCATCATTTAGCGATGATTCCATATGCATATACTCTTCGCTATTTTTACCGCTTTGCGTTTCAATGCTTCTCAGCGCCGCCTGCAGGGACTTGACCCGGTTTACGCTTTCCTGGTACTGCCGATCGAGGATCTCCTGCTTTTTTGTGAGATATTCGGTGGAATCCTGGTTATTTGCATACTGCGCATCAAGGGCCCGCAGTTCACTATTTAGATACCCAATCCTATTGGTAGCGCCCTGGGCGGCATCCTGGTTTTCCTTTATTGCCCGGTTGACAGGATCCGCACTGTCGGCCACCTCGCGCATTTGGCGCTCCAGCTCCGCGAGCCGGCCTTTGGCAATATTGACCGACTGGGCCCACTGCTGCGTCCTTTTATCGTTTTCACCGACCTTGCCGGATGCGTTTGCATAGGCCTTTTCAAGGACCTCAAGCTTTTTAAGCTGCTCGGTATACTGCTTATTAAGCAACTCCTCTTTCGAATTCAAGGCCTCCAGGCTGTCGCCGTTGCCTTTGTATTGAGCGGATACAGCCGACATCTGGGTGTTAAGCGTTTTTAAGCCCGTATTGATAGAATCCAAGCTCGCCTTGTATTCGCGTTCGCCATCGATCGCAAGCCTGGTCCGTATATCCCTTGTCGGCATCCTATATCCCCTCCGGTAAAATATCGTCTATTGACTGGGCATCGGGTGCGGTTTTTAATCCCATCAAACGCCTGTACTCGTTATTCAAAGCGAGTATTTTCCGCGGCGTCATACGCCAAACTTCACTTTCTGTATAACCTAGGAACATCTTTCCGATGCAGATAAACCAAGCAAAATTCCAGTCTTCTTCTGCTTGGTCCTCTAGTTTTTTAACTCATCACCCTGTATTGTCACCTGTGGAAGTGACCGCTTAACGGCCTCCATAATGATACCGCATATGATCGGCCGGTCTTCCAAAGAAAGGAACCGGCCCACCTGCTTTGCGGTTAGTAAAGCCATTTTATCCGAGCTGGATTCGTTGTGCACCTCCACAGATTCATTAACTAAAGCCGTAAGCGCAGCCTTGATGGCTTTTACGCAGGATTGCTCATCACCGAACAGCTTTTTCGTGAAGGCGCTTATGCTGCCGTATTTTTCAACAATCTCTTCCGTCACGTTGAGGTCGAAAATCAGATCATATTCGATCCCGCACAAAGTGATTTTCACTGCACGGTCTTTTACATCGCTCATGCTATCCTCCTGATTTAAAGAATAAGCGCGTTGTTTTACGCGCTTATCCCCAATTTTGCATCGATCCAGTCTTCCGCCTGATCGATCGTATCGCACATTGCCTCGTCTTTCCAATCACCATTCGGCGCGGTCAGAAGCGTCCCGACCGTCGTAGGCGTTGAAAAAGTAATCGTTTTTTCCTTTGATTTAAAGGATAAGCCCGGGATTGAAAAAACGAGCTTATTGAAAAAAATAGCCCGGAACTTTTTTACGCCGGACCTCATTACAGGCACACAGAACCCCGCGCCTACCGGCCCCGCCGTATCATCCTTGTTTGACTTAAGGGATTCGGGGGTAGGATTGGCGCCCGTAGTTGCCGGCGTCCGCGTATGGCCATACAGATCCGCCTGCGTCGTATAGTCGAGTTCTTTTACACCGAACGAAAGCGTACCACCGGCAAATTCTTTTGCATCCTCGCTCGGTGCATCTTCGGTATAGAGAATCGCTTCAGCAATCTCGATGGATAAGTCAGCACTTATAGACTCACCCATCGAACGCCCGCCGGAATAGGTTACTACGCCGGCATTTTCCGCATACTTTGCGTATTTGATTTTTCTTAAGCCTATTGCCGCCATTTATTTCAGTCCTTTCTTTTTACAGATTTCTTCAAATTGGTCTTCCATGGCATCCACGACGGGGAATTCGCTTTCGCAAAGCTTATCCGCATCATCTGCCCAATGGGTTGCGGGAATGCCAGGGTTTTGATACTTCTTGGCCTTCCTGGCCGCCTTCTTTTCACCGCGGCGCTGGCTTGCCTTACTTGATGTGCCGTAATGCAGAACGAAGGCTTTTTCTGCATTACGGATACCTTTACGGTCCTTACCCTGTGGATAGATATCAATGCACCTTACACCATCCACGGTTGCAGGCCTTTTGGCATAATCTATGGATTCGATCATGTCGCCAGAGGCCTTTAGCCCGTGCTTTTCCGCCGCAGCTCGCCAAGCCTTCTTTACTTGCTTCGCACCCGCCAGAAGCATTTCATCTGTTTCTTCCTCGGTGAAGTTGAGAGCCTCAACATCCTTAACAAGATCGTCCAGGCCCGGCGTGTCGAACCTTGCCACCTAGATCACCTCGCAGGTCCAAATATGATGCATGTACCCGGTGTCCGGCTCGAAGTCGGGTACATACTCATAAGCAATCCCTTGGTTTTCGAGCATTGCGGTTATCGCATCCGCTACAGGGTCGTACTCGATCTTTGTGAGCCGATCGATTTGGAGCTTCCAGGCCTTCTCGCTCGTTTTATCGTCTGCCTGCAGGCTGTTTGTGCCATATTCCTTCCAGACCGTGTAATTCCCCTTTTTTATACTTTCATAGTGTGATGCATCGGGATCCGCC